AAAGTTAATTAAAAAAATATATTCTTATCTTGGCTCAAACTCTGCCAAGTCAAAGCCATCTAAACTGTCCTCATTTGATTCAAAACTCATAGGAGGTAGATTGTTTTTACGCTGGTCTATTAGCTTAGATTGCTGTGTGTTTTGCTGACTAATTCTATCAGCTTTAGCCTGCTCTCTGTTATCTTCTCTTTTCCGCAAAGAATCAGCCTCAATACCTTTGAGTTGCATGTTCATGTCAAACTCAAGTTGCATAAGCTGTGATTTAAGAGCAGCCTCATTCTTTAGTTTTTCAATATCAAATGCAACCTCAGCTTGCTTAAGCTCCATTTTAGAACGCTTCTCAGCTTCAATCTTAGCTAGTGCAGCTTCTGCAGCCATAGCTTGTGATTGCTGGTTTACTTGTGCTTGAGCCTGTTGTTGCATCATACTTTTCTGAAGGTCGTTTTCTTCTTTCTTTTTTCTCTTTAACTTAAGAAGTTGATTGGCAACCTTCAGGTTCTTGACATCTCGAATATCAATTGCATCTTCCAGATGTATTTGGTCTCTTGACAGGGCGGTTTGTATATTGGCTTCTAACTGAGCCTTTTCTTCCTCATCTGGAGAAAGCTCAATAAATATTCCAAAGTCGTATAAATATAAGTCTTTAGTATCCTCAAGAGTAGCTACATTGTACTTACCTATCTGCATTGCAAACTCTTCTTTGAAATCAGAGTACTCTAATATGTCTGATATTCTACAAGATAAACCTTCTGCAAGTGCCTTGGTTATTTGTAAGCTAGCATCTAATACATGTCTTGTTGCTGTATTCGAGTTTGCTGCTGCAAGTTTCTGTAAACCAACCAATGAATCTGGGTCAATCTTACTTCCATCTCTAGCCTCATTAAGACCCGTTACATCACGCATCATGTTGAGATAGTGATTGTAACTACCAATTAAGCTAGCAATCTTTGCCTGACCAGAGTTACTTGTAAGCTGTTGGATTGGAACTCTTGCGTTATTAAACTCACCATCTTGAGTGTAGCTTCTTCCTACAACAGAACCTGTTTGGAAGTAAAGTCTTAATGCATCCTCTGGGTTGTACACTCCACCATTTCCAAGGTCAACCTCGCTGAGTCCATCAGCATCTATAAACACACCATCTGGAACTACTTTAGATATTACTTGTTGTAACTTTAGATGTGTAATCTGAATAAGGTCAGCAAATGTAATCATTCTTCTAACCAAAGATTCAATTACACCTTTGTACATTCTTGGTGCGTTAACAACGTATGGAGAAGAAACATGCTGTGAAGCTGACTTAGGACGAACCATATTCTTTGCCATCTCCCACTTGAGCATAATGTTTGTTCCCATAACCATCACACCCTCATACCATACTTCTATCTTCTTTTCAATTCTTTCGAATCTTCCTTCCTCCATCATCTCTTCTGGTGGGTTGAATGAATCGTCTTTCTCGATTACACGCTGTCCACCATTGTCAAGAAGTTTCTTTTTGTAAACAAAGCTCTTGTCTGTTTTGTAGCTAAAGTAAAGAAGTGTAGCTGTATCTCTATTGAACATAGAGTTTTCATAGAACCTAGACACATTGTAGTAATCGTACCAGCTTTGGCTGTACTTTGAAATGTTATCTAAATCTTCATTAGTTAGACTTGGGTCAATCTTCCTGAGTTCAGTTACTGGTACAGTTTTAATCTCACCCCAGTAGAAACAATCTCTAAAGTTATTGTCCTCGGTATAGCTGTAAACTAAGTTTGCTGGGTCTACATAATCAACCTTAACTCCAGCTCCAGGTAAAAAGCTATGCTTAACAGCTCCCATACCTATTGTGGTTAAATCATAGTTTACTCTTTTCTTAGTCTCATCATAATGATTCTCATCAAGAACAGTGTTAATGGCTTGCTCTTGAGCTATCTCAATAGACGGCTTGTACTTAAGCTGCATGTGAAGAGCCAGCTCTTCATCGCTTTCTGGAATATCTTGCTGTGGTACAGCAAATGCATCTATGCCAAAACTATCATTCATTTGCTCCAAGAAATCTTTTGCAACCATATCGGTTTCAATCATATCTTGATAAGCAATTCTTTTTTCAGCAGACATAGCATCTTGAGCATATGTGTTGATAGAAAATAATCTATCAGACATTCCATTCACAACTATATCTACAAACTTTGGTATGATTGGTATTGGAGTCCAATCTAAATTTAGATACGATAAATCTCCGTCTACCGCTAATTCGTTTTTATATTTTCCTACAGACTGTTCCCCTCGAGCATACAATCTCAATCTGTGGAAATCATCTAATTGTCTGTAGAACTTACAGTCACCACCACCACGTCTAAACCATTCGTATTGAATAGCCTGTCCAACCTGGAGACCGAACTCCATAGAAGCCTTCTCTGAGTCGCTAACAAATTGACTTGGAAACGATGCGCTATTAACTGATATGGTTACTTCCTTCATGTTATTATTTCGCTGTAAATTCCCTTATTATTATATCTTGCAAATTTAATGTTTATTTTTGACTGTCTTTTCTGGGGTGTATATTTGGTTCTTTGGTTAGCCATAATAGATAATCCAGAACTAATAGCTGCATCAAATTTGGTTCTATTGTTAATATCAAACTTCGCCCAATCCTCTAATGTTCTTGTAAAATACATAGCCCCCATATCGCCCGCATCTCTATAATCACCATTAAAATCTATACCTACATACTTCTCTATGTAAGACTCAATAGCTGAGGCGTGAGCCTGCTTTACATCTTCAGATGAGTTGGGTATCCCCCCAATCTCTTTCTCTGACTTAGAGAGCTTGTTAAAGGCCTTATCTGGCCTATTCATTGAGAACCCTCTATATCCTCTGTTCTTCATGTGATACAAAAGTCTTGGCTTGTTGTTTTCTACAAGCACTGGCATTCCGTAAAATACACACGCCATAAGAACCTCTTCAAAAAATATCTCTGCTGTTTGAGGTCTGGCTATATACTCAAGGAAAAACTCATTGCTTGGAGCTTCATCCATATTAAACTTGGTAAGTCCGTGCAAAGCTCCATTAGAACCTCTACCCACAACCGTACCTGATATATCATATGAGTCACAACCAAACGAACCTATGTGCTCGTTGCCAGGATACTTTACTCCATTCTTAACCACTATTCTATTTTGAAGGGCTTTACTTGGTATCCACGACACCAGGAATCTACCTCTTGGGTCTGGAGTCCATATTACTTGCGAATCTTCAACGCCATCTTTCCAGTGAAAAGAACCTTTAGTTAAATACTTTTCTTTTATAATAGAATCATTGTAGTCTACTTGCTGATATATCTTTGTTAAATTGAATATAGACGATTTGGTTTCATCTCTAAATGCATGAGACTCTGTTCTTGGAAACTGTCTGTAAAACTCATTAAGTGCATCTGGGTCATTCTTTAAACTTTCAACCTCATTCTCCCAATACTCTATAGCTCCTTGAGGAATGTAATCACCATAAGAATCCAATAGTGGTTTTGTTGGAGTATCTAAAACTGGCATTCCATATCTATCAATAAACCCCTCCATGTTCCATTCCATAGGAATAAACAAGCTATACATTCCACTCTTTGTCTGTCCGTTTGAGTTTCTTTTTGTTATGTCGGAATCATAGTATAACTTCTTAAAGTTATCTCCACCTTTATCCAAAGCATTTGATGTAGAGCCCATCATACACTTTCCTATAATTCTTCTACCCAACCTAAGACAAGTTTTTGTTACACGCCAGTTGTTAAGAATGTTGTCTGGTTTGTCCCACTTGCCACTTTCATCATGTACAAGGAGTAAAAGCTTTTCACCATCATAAGAGTTATCACCTGTATTCTTCCAGTCAATAGTTGTATCTAATCCTTCGAACACAATGTCAGATACAGAGTTCATATTCTTCTTTGTAATCTTAGAAGCTGGAACACGATATGCAAGCTCAGTCTTTGGTTTATCCATACCATCCTGTATGGGTTTGAAAAAGAACGGGTAGTTGTTTGATATAGGAACTACTTTATCTGTAAACATTTTCTTTGCATCAGAACCTGTCTTTGATAGTATTCCAACCCTTGCATCTTTGGCAAGCGTTCCAGTATTCACACACTCAGAAGAAGACATAAACGAAAATCCAGAGCGACGTATCTTTAAATACACCATTCCAAAACTTCTTTGGTCTGCCTTACAAGCTTCCCAGAATATAAAAAACAATCTGTTTGCTTCACGAAACTCTGGGTTTCCAACATCTATTTTAGTCCACTGAAGATACATGTAGTGAGTTCCTGTTATGTATGTTGGCTTTCCATTGTTCATAAACCACAGGCCATCTTCTCTTCTGTTGAACTCTTCTTCTATATAATCAACCCACTTGTCCTTAAACTCCTGAGCAGACTCATGCCACTGGAATATACTTGGTATCCTTGAAAGCTCCTTGGGATACTCTTGAACTTCCCAGTATTGCTCAGAAGAATCTTTGTGTCGTGAAAAAACTTTACGTGGTTTTTTGGGTAAAGCTATATTCAATCCACTAATAGATATTACAGAATCAATAGTTCCGTTTTTGGATATAACAACCATATCATATTTATCGTCATATCCATACTTCCAGCTCTTAGCCCTATTCTTGTTTGAGATTACATTCTTAGGGACATGGCCATGAAGCTCTTCATACAAACTATTTTGACCGTCTTTCTGCAAACCCCTGTAGTTTTTGTTCTGTTTTTTCTGTAGTCTTTCCAGATAACATATTCTTTTCATTCTCTATTCTTGTTAAGATTTCAAATGCATCGAATATAGCTAGCTTCTTTGTAGCAGCTGCATTCTTCAATCTATCAGCAGCTAACTCTGGAGACAAATCGTCTAGTCCCTTTTTAATAATATCCTCCTTAGCAACCTTAATCAGCTCCTTTACAGCTGCCTCTCCAGCTTTTATAATATCTTCTTTTAACTTTCTAACTTCCATCTACAACAAGAGCTATATCATTAGACTTCATCCTATAAAGAATCTCACCATCAACATCAAATTCATATTCACTCTCTGGAGTAAAACATATTCTATCTCCAACATTCACACCAGAATCCTCAAGAAATTTATTGCTGTATCTAATATAACCAATTAAATCTTCATCTGGTTTTACAAAACAAAAGTCACCTATGGTGTGCCAACCATCTTTGTTTTTATACATAAAGAATTGATTGGGCTCTAGGAAAAACGTTTTGTCTTTTAAGAAACTAAATCCACTTCTTTCTTTCCCATACATATCGTAGTAAATCTTAAATACATTGTGGTGAACAAGAAGTGTATCTCCCTTTTGAATAGGGCCATCGTATCCAGATGGACACTCTATAACTTTAGCGTAACGATTAGATGCTTTGTGGTCTTCTTGTGAGGTGCTTGTTATGAAATCTACATCCCCAATCTTTTTCACATTATCATAACGCCTACCACCGACAGGCTCAACGATAAAATAAAAGGGAGACTTCATTCAAAGTTGATGTTGTATTCGACAGATATCGGCATGTTTGCATTGAACTCTTTCCAAAGAAATATCTCATCATTGCGTTCAATCCACACCTTTATACTATCTCTATCTTTATCGTGCTGAATTAAATGTATCGAGTGGCTGTCATTAAGAATGTTTTGACCCACTATATAATGCATAGCACCCGACTTATAGTCAGGTCCTATGGATATCTTTCTTATATCCATTTTATTTTATTTTAATTTATCCTAGCTTCCAAATCTCAATACTAGCTGAAGGTGCATCTGCAAAAGAACTAGCTGTAGTTACTGCATGCAATCCACCATCATCTGCTCCAGAGTTCCCGCTGTCTCTTAATATTTGGAACTTAAGGGTTGTAGAAGCTGCTGTTATTGAGATAGGAAATGTTTCATCATGAGGAATCATAGTATCATTGTCACGAAGCTCTATGGCTTTAACAAATCCATTTGCAGAATCATTTACTAACTTTCTCAAAAGAACATAAGCATTATTTGAAGTGTTGTCTCTTTGAAAACTTCCGTGAAAATTAACAAAATATAATCCTGTTTGATTAAAAGTAATTGTTCCAGCTGCATCAATTTGAACAGCATCACTAGATGTTCCTTGAGCTGCACCAAACTCTACCTGCAGTATAGTATCTAACCCAGAAGGGTCTTGATTAGTTGTAGACGATGCACTTAATGAAGAGCTAACAGACAAACCTGTTCCGATATATGTTTTAATATCTGAAAACAAAAATGTTTTTGTTGCACTAGAATCGTTTACATCTGTTCCAATAACAAAATCTCCATCTGCTGGAGTTACTGCTGGATAATAGGTTTGGTTACTTATCTTCGACATTTTCTTTTATTTCTCCTGTTTCTAGGTTAATTGTTACGTTATCTCCATACTTTTCAACGAGCTCAGATTCTAACTCTTTGAACTCTGATTGAAGTGAAGATATCTTGTGTAAGGCAACATGCTTTTGTAGCTCTGCATCTGCAATCGCTTTCTTAAGAGAGTTAAACTCTACATTCATTGCATTTACCTTTTCAAGCTCTTCTGTTTCTATTTTTTTCATTTGATTAAATTTTTACAAAGATATGGATTTTATTTTATCTACCCTGACCTCTGTATGGTTGCTTATATGATGATTGCCCTCTTGAAGCATTCTTGGAGTGAACCCCTGGTCTCTTTTTTTTGTGAGAGACTCTAGGCCCATTAAACATCGCTCTTGCCATTCTTTTTATTTTTTTCCCATGTGCGTCCAACAAAGTACGCTCCATAGACTGTGATTAATAATGATTGAAAGATTGGAATGTAATCTTTCTGTACTTGAAATCCACCTATGTTTCCATCTGTGAACGCTAGCAAGGTAAACATTGTTGTTAAAAAAACCATAACAAGAGGCCGTATATTTTTTGACAAAAAAGAATCACTCTGCATGTCAAACTTCCAGCGCTCTGTAACTTGAGACTGAGCATCGTTGTCTGCCTTTTCTAAAAGCTGTTGAATCTTGTGTTTGGCAGCAAGCCTTTCTTCGTCTGTTGTTGTTACTTTATCAATAACATCTCCAATATCTTTGACAAGACCTCCTGTTATAAGTGAAATTAATTTCTTCATATTACTCTGTATTGTGTTTTACCATCAATCCTTTCAGCTCTCAAACACCTTCCTCTATTCCTATCTGGAGAAACATAAGATACATGCACCCAGTCTGGGTTATCATCATCACCAAACTCCCATATCATCTGGTCAAAATCTAAATGCTTTTTTATGTATTCAAACATCTCAGCATTTGTTTTGTGTCCGTAGCTATCATCAATATCAATAGCTCTGCCCTGACAATGTTGACTGGATTCACTTCCACCAACAGCTTTATTTAGGTCTGGAACTCTCAGAAAAGAATTTATTTTTATAGGCCCTCTTACCCACTTTCTTAGTGGCTCAAAAATGTTTTCAGCCACAACTTGCATGTTTGTAAATTGATATGTATCTGGCGTATTGTCAATACCCAATCTAAGGGCAGTTACAGAACGAGTGCCCTCCTTATAGCTAATGTGTTCGCTTATTCTTTCCATCTAGCAGCATCCACAAAAATTACAAAAATCACACATAACTATAGTCTATCTATTACTGTTTGTATTTCGTTTATATCTATATCTAATTTAAAACTAAGGTCAGCAGACCATTGTCTTACAGGTTTGTTCTTATGATAAACAACTATAAGGGGTACTGTTTGTACTTGTTTTTGAAAGCTATGACTCTGCTCTTCTAACCAAGCAAATTGCACTTCACAACCTATAAGTCCATTAAGGTCTATGTTGTGATGTTTGTTCCATTGTGTATTGACTTGTAGTACTGTAATATCCGCTTTCTCTACCTTACCTAAAGATGTAGGGGTAAAAAGTAAAAACGCTAAGACTATTAAAGCTCTCATCTTAATTCATATACACGCTGCTCAATCAGTTCAAGTTT